GGCCGCGCTGGTCTGTTCTCCATCGCCGCGCGTGTTGGGGTGTGTTGGCATCGCGCTAGAATCCTGAGATCGTTACAGTGGCCGGTAATGTTCCCGCGCAGGGCGCGCCACCCTGATCCAGCGCCTGGTGGACTTCCAGGTCTTTCGATAGGGTCAGCTCGCCCTGGACACAATCGTCGGACAGGGTATCGTTCACGGTGACAGAGTATTCCGCCCGCGTTCGCCCACAATAATCACAGTCATCGTCATCATTGCAGGGGAAGAAATACACTCCCACGTAGACATAAAAAACACAGCCACCCGCAAATTTGACCCGCTTGCACCATACGTAACAGTTCCAGTCGATATCGTCACAGTCGCCCGTATAGCTTCCATCCCCCACCGTATCGCAAACGGCTGGAGCTGGCCCCAGCCATCGGTCAGGCTGCGCGGGTCCCGCGAAGGTGCCGGTGAATTCTCCGTTTATACTTTCACAATCATCGCAATCCACGCTGGTCCATCCGCCGGCGCCGAGATCTATGGTGATCTCCGCCGGATCGTTCGCGCAACAGGCCTGGCAGCAATCACAATCTGGTACGGTATAGCCGGCCATTATGGACAGGACTCCGCGGCCAGGTCGGTGACTAGTCCGCACTTACTGATCGTGATCTCCCGCGTACAGACTTCCAGCACCCCTTCTTCGTCACAGGATATCCCGGTCACAATATCGTCCGTGATCACCGCGCCGTGTATTTCTTGACAGGCCAGCAAAACTACCACGCGGCGATCGTCCGCGGCCCACTCGAAGTACCCACGATCACCCGTATCGCCCGCGATCCGGCCAGACAGGTCATCGTAGACGGTCACGTCATCGCCCACCGTGGCGAATAGGTTTGTGGTTGTGTTCCACTCCAGCAGCTTGGCGGTGGCGTTTCCAGCGGCGGACAGGTTGCTGGTCAGCTCGAATCGTACAAACTGTTGCTGTGTAGGCGATCGAGATCCGCGTGGCACTCCGCCCGCGCCGAATTGGGACTCCGCCCAGCCGACCACGCGGCGGATCCGCGGCCATAGCGCTTCTGGAATAACTACGTATTTCCCCACAGGTCACCCGGTCCCTAGCTGGTTGTCTCTTTAATCCAAACTACCACGCACAGGCCCAGCGCCTGATTGCCAGCGGCGCCGGCCACGGCCACGTTTAGCTGGAGCGAATCGCCATCGGCCATCGCCGGCGTGGTGACCACTCCCGCCACCACCGCCCGATCGGCCGTTGCGTCCACGATATCCACCGTGGTCGATAGCACGGTGGCGTAGGCGCTGGCCGCGTTCCCGCTATACAGTTCCACGGTGACAGTTCGGTCCGCGCCGGTGGGGCTGGTCGTGATCACGCCCTCGATCCCCACGATCGTGCCGGCGGTTCGCGCGATGTGGATCGTCTTGGTCACGGCCGCGATCGTTGTGGTGGGGCCGAACAGCTCCACCGCGATCGGAAAATAGTGGCCCAGCTTATCGGCGTCGATCGTGGTGGATGCCAGGATATCGTTATCCTTCACGCCACCAGGACAGGAAAACGTCTGCGCGGACAGGTGTCCATTGAAGTGGGCGCCGTTGGGGTGGATTGCAATATCGGCCACGGTGGTGGTCTCCTTTTTTTATTCGAATTGTAATGGGCCGTAGGCTATCGGATCCTTCGTGGCGAATCGAAGGTAGACCGCGTTTTGGGCGGCGCCCTTCTTAGCGCCAGCGCCGTCCAGTGGCACCGCTTCGCTTACCGGTTGGCCTTCGGCGCGGATGTGTTTCAGTTCTCCGTCCACCAGCTCCATCTGGCCGGCGTCCAGTGGCCTACGATCCCAGTCTGATTTCTGGAAGTGGATCTCATAGGTGACCACAAAATAATCGGCACCTTCACAGCGTGCGATCCGGCGGCCGGTGATCCGTTTGATCAGCGCCTGATCTTCTTCGATCTCGTATCCATCGATCGTGAAGGTGTCCGAATTCGTTTTATTCTGCCAGGACAGAGACGTCTGTGGAGTAAAGCTATCTTCGTTGCGGATCATTACGCACTTCAGGTGCGCGGTCGGTTCGGTGTAGGGTGGATCGAAGGCCTGGCCGGCCGAGTTGGCCACCGGTTGGTTCTCCAGTTGGTCGTCTTCGTCGAATTTCTTCGTGGCCTTCTCCACCACTTCCATCTCTTCGATCGTGTCCCACTCGAAGGTTGGCGGCTTATCTAACGGATCATCATATTCTTCGTCACACTCGTTATCGTTTTCTGTGTATCTCACTTCGCCGTGCCACCTGGTGGCGATGTTCGGGTCGATCTTCACCGTGATCGTCTGGACAGTACACTTGGGTGACGTGTCGGTGCCATAGGTGAAGGCGGTCCCGCGCGGTGGTAGCGCCTGGCGGACGGTCCGCGGGCCGATCGTGGCGGCCGTGGTCTCGATCTGATACGATCGATCGTAAGACTCCTTTCCATCCGAATCGATCCCACCGCGTGGTGATTCTCGCTTTTCTGTCACGGTGGTTCCCATCGTTATAAGGTCGCCTCCGCGTAGTGGTTGGCGCGGGCCGCCGCGGCCGCGTCATCGGCCGCCTGGTGGATCGCCACCAGTTCGTCTACCTGTTGGCGCCGTAGCTTATCCGCGGTCGATTGTTGGGTGGCCCGGTTCCGCAAACTAAACTCCGCGGAGCTTCCGCGCTCGAGTGCGGCCGGTGAAGCAATAGCCGGACCAGCGGCCGAGATCCTTCCCAGTCCACGCTGGAAGGTGTCCGAATCCAGGCCACCGTGGGCGCGGGCCGCGAACAGGATCCCGATCTCCCGCTTCATCTTCTCGGCCGGTGTCTCTAGGCTTTCGGTCAGGCGCTTGGCGGACTCCTGCGCGGCGGCCATCTTCTCCATCGCGGTGAGTTGGCGATCCAGGGTCTTGGCCTGGCGGAGCTGATCGGATGTGGCGCCCGCTAATTTCTTGCGATAGATCTCCAGCTGTCGTGATGACATCCCCCACGTGGCCACCTGTTCGCGTAGGCCGGCGTTCATTTGTTTGATCGTGGTCACCAGGGCGCTGGCCTTCGCCTGGCGTTCTAGTTCGTCGAATCGGTCCATCACATCGCGGACGCTATTGGCGGATCCGGCGGACGTCATCGGGCCGCGTGCGGTGGTCAGGGTGTGCATTAGTTGGGCGCGCTTGCCGCCGTTTTGCATCCGCTGGCGCTTGTCCAGCAGCGCGTTCTGTTTCATTATCTCATCGGTGAATCGCTTGGCGTGGGCCAGGCCGCGGGTCATCGGTGAAGAGACGTCGGGCATCTCCATATTTTCTACCTTCTCCATGAATCCGCGGAATTTATTTGTGGTCTGGAAGAAATCCAGATTCTTAGCGGCGCCGGCCAGGTCGCCGGAAAGTAGACTCACCAGGCCCTTGATCGCGCGGATCATTATCACGATCGGCGAGATATCCCAGGCGATCGCAAATATGGTGCCGATCGTCTTTCCCCATCCGGCCAGGTCCTTCATCCAGACGATCACGTCCGACATAATTTCTGTGAAGTTCTCCGCGGCGAATTCGATCATCGGCGCCAGTTGGATCGCCGCCTTGCGGCTGATCCCGGTGAAGGAAGTCTTCAGGCGCAACATAGCATCGTTGGCCGCTTCGATCTTCGATCCTTCCAGCCGATCGAAGGTGATCCCCAGCGCGTCCGCCTCTTTACGTGCCGCGGCCAGGCCACCGGCTCCGCCCATCATCATCACCATCATTTTCTGGCCGTTCTTGCCGAACAGCGAAGTGGCGATGGCCGCGCGTCTCATCGGATCATCGATCTTGCTGATCGATTCGGCCACCATCGTGAAGGCCTTTTCCGGTCCCGCTTCAATTAGTTGGTTTACATTTAGGCCCAGCGCGGTGAAGTTCTTAGCGGTGTCACTGATCCCCGCGTCCAGTTCGCCTAGCACCTTGACAAACTTCCGCAGGCCCTTTTCCACGTCCTGGCTGGATGATCCGGCCAGGCCGGCGGCGTGGCCCCAGCTCACCAGTGATTCGGTGGAGATATTCAGCTCATCGGACAGCTTGCTGATTCGGTCCACTTCTGAAAATTGTTCTTTAATCGATCCGATGGCCTTACTGATCGAGAATATCCCCGCGGCCGCTATCGCTATCGGGCCGGCCATCTTCGCCAGGGATCCGCCCACACCGCTGGAGAATTTCCCCACGTCCGATCGGCCCTTCTTTAGGCCACCGGAAAATTGCTTGGACTTCAGGCCGAGCGTTACAAACAAATTACCAACAGAGCTGGCGATCGCTTAGGTCTCCCGTGGTTGGTTGTGGTTGTGGCTGGCGATCGCGGACCTGGCCACCATCTCCATATCGGTGGCACTCTGGCCGCGGCGGTCCTGGTGCCGGCCAGGTATAAAATCGGCCGGTGTCTTTAGTTCTGATCCCTTCGCTAACATGACATTGGTGGCGGCCGCCGCGATGGTGCCGGCCTGGTTCCAGTCATCGCCGAACGGTTCGTCCAGATAGTAGGCTTTCCACTCCGCGAATTCGTGAGAATCGATCAGGCGCTGTGTTTCCTTTACGCTGGCGTGGGTGACAGTTCTGGCAAGGTGGAACCAGAATCGTCGTTCGCCTCGCCGCCGTAGTTTTTTGCAATATCCTCTTCTTCGTCTTCGCCTATCCCCGACAACTCGAGCGCCACGCCATATAGGCGATTGACCACCGCGGCGGACTTGCTTCCCAGCTTGGCCACCTGTTGCGGTGTGAATAGCTTGGCGCCGTTTTCGCTGATCGCACTGGCGGCCACCAGCTCCGCGCGGATCCCGCGGCCGTTTACAATCTGGCCGTTCTTTCCCTTGCGGTTGGCCATCCCCACTTCCCATTGATCGCGTTCGTCGCCGGTCAGTGTTCTGATTCGGACGCATGATCCGGCGCCCCACTCTGGCGTTGGTTCATCCCGCCAGGGTAGATCGTCTGCGTCCAGAATTTCTTCGGCGGTTAGGTGTTGGGACACTATGTTCGCCTCCTTCGTGGTTGTGGTTGTGGTGGCTGGTTATTCGATCGGATCACCAGGTGGATCCGCCTGGCCGATGGTCAGGCCATCTTCGGTGTGGCGGCGTGGTTTGGCGGTGGGCCTGGCCTGGTGGTCGATCACCGCGGTGGCCACCGCCAGGACGTCCACCGGTGACAGGCCCGCGGTGAGTTGCAAGGGTAGCGCCGCGCTGGTTCCGCACATCGCCACGCGGCGTGATCCCTGGAAGACGTGCAAGGTGTCGCCCGCGGCGGGCCAGATCAGGATCGCTTCGGCCATCGTTATCCCTTCGCGTTATGGTTGGTGGCGGTGGTGGGCCAGGTGGTGGACCTGGTGACCTAGCTGGCGTCCGTCCAGGCCACGGTTCCCGCCCACGTTAGGACGTAGGATCCGACCATCTTCTCTTCCACTGGGACTTCCCAGTTTTTTTTGCTAATGAATCCAGATCCCACCGCCGTGGCGCCGTTGGTCAGGCCCGCCGGAACCGGGAAAGTTATCGTCACAGTCTCCGCGGCGGACGTCATCGGCGGCGGCGTGTCGGGGTCGAATTCGATATCCACCGTGATCTCGCCTTCGTCCAGCAGATCGCCAGGCATCTTGGTCCGCGATACGGTGGTCCCGGCGTGGGTCGTGTCGATCACCGGCCGTTCGGCATCGCCGGCCGAGATCCCCAGGACCACGCCCGCATAGGCGCTGGTCGCAAATAAAATCGTTACTCCAGTTCCAACATCGGCCATGATATATTTCTCCGTTCTTCGTTAGGGGGCAGCTTGTTCGGTGTGCCAGATCCGCCAGTCGGTTTGCTGGCGGAACAGGCCCTCATCACTTCCGTCGCTATCTTTCTCGTATGTCTTGGAATCGCTGGTGATCGATGCGGATCGGATCGACAAGTCCGCGTGATCCGCGTAGGCCGCGGCCAGGCCGCGTAGCGAATCGCGGACGTGGAGATATAGATCGCGGCGCCCGTCTGGCGTGGTGGCGTAAATATCGACCTGGACCAGCGCATCGCGTAGGCCACTGGCGCCCGCTTGGTTGGTTGGATGATCGCCGGTGATCTCCGTCACGCGGATGGCCGGAAAAGTGGTGTCCTGGCCGAGTCGATCCACGCGGATCCGTGTTCCCACCAGCGCGGCCACATCCACGTCCGCCAATAATCGCGCGATGATAAGTTCGTCGATCATGTTTTTAGCGCGGCCGCCTTCTTGATCCCCGCGGCCAGCTTCGTCCTCACCGCCGCGTTGGCCGCGGCTTTGTTGTTATGTATCGCCGGACGTAGGAAGGCCTGTGGCCCTTGGTAGACGGTGCCGCCTTCCACCAGGTGGCCGTACCTGGCCGGATCGCGGCGCGTTCCTTCGTCATCGGTGAATCCGAATCCGGTCCGTGGCCCGACGATCGCCACCACGGTGGCCTGGCGCTTGTAAACTTTCATCCTCACCCCGATGGACTTCTTCAGGGTGCCGGACTCCACCGGCGCCGCGTTTCGCGCGGCCTTTACCACCGGCTTCGATCCGGCCTGGACCGCCTGGCGTAATAGTTTTTTCTGGACTTTATCGGCCAGGCGCTTCAGGTTGCGCTTCAGTTCCCGATCGCCCTTGACGGTGGCCATCACATCGCCTCCTTGCACATCAGGACCAGCTCGCGGCGGCGGCCTTCTCGATCGATCACGCTGGTGATGTTTAGCGTCCGCGTTCCATAGCTGATCCGCATCTCGGCCGTGATCGCCGCGATCCAGTGGAGTAGGACGATATGGGTGGTGATCGCCTCGATCTTCATTCCCCGCCACGCTTCCACACCTTGGACTTCGGTCACCAGCGCCGGCACGCCAGCGTGGGTGGCATTCCAGTCCGCCACCGGTTCGTTCGATCCGTCCGTGGTGGTCGGTTCGTTCGTCTCGATCGTGATCCTGTGGCGGAGCTGGCCGGCGCGGATAGGCATCAGCGGTAATCCCCCGCGGCGAACATTGCCGCCAGATCGTTCGCTGTGTTGGGCACCGCGGTGGCTATCGTTCCGGCCACCACTTCTTCGCGGTTGGCATACCAGTGGCCGATCATCAGCAGCATCGCCTGGATCGCGATCGATGGCACCGCGGCCGCGGATCCATACCCTAGTGAGTATTCGATCCGCACCGCTTCTGGATGTTCGCGCGTGGTGGGCCAGCTTTCGCCATAGGCCGGTTCTACGCGGCCTGGTTGCGTGGCCTGGCTCACCACGTATTCGGATGCGGTGATGGTCTGTTCGGCTCCGTCCGCGTCCAGGTACTTGATCGCCGATACACTGATCAGCGGTGACCCTTCCAGGCGGATGGACCAGGTTGGAAACTTGGGCAATAGCAGACGGACGGATCGATCGCGGACGCGCTTTCCATCGGCCTGGATCTCTAGGCGTTCACGTGCCGCCACGATCAGGCGCGCCAGATCGGGGTCGTCATCGTTATGGAATACGTGGCAATGGGCGCGGGCGACAGGTACGGTGATCGCTTCCGCGGATCCGGTGACGGTCCCAAGATCGATCAGCGTGTTCATCGGTTAGGATCTCCGCGGTGGTCACCAGGTGGCCGCGTTGGCGGTGGTTAGTTTCCCGCGGCCTGTTCGGTGGTCTTCGCTTCGGCCGGTTCCAGGATCCCATCGCGGACCAGGGGCGCGGCGGTGGTGGCGTCCAGTTGGATCCGCGATCCTGGACGGTTGCGACAGTAGGAACGGCGGACGATATATTCGCCATATTCGCCGGACCTGGTGGACGTGGCCGCCTTCGTGGCGGTCTTTCGTTTGGCCTTGGCCATTGCGTGGGACTCCTTCACGGTGGGACAGAATAAAACGCCACCAGCGGCGGACCTGGCCGCCACTGGTGACCTGTGGCCAGTCCTTTAGACTCGCAAGATCTGATCGCGGCCGCGTTCGGCGGACGTGATCGGCATCTCCTTGGCGCGGGACAGTCGCGCGATAATTGCGACATATCCGCCCACCGTGCCATCGTC